CCCTTCAACATCAGCAAGTATTTATTTACCTTTCTTTGATGGTGGTTGGTGGTCAGTAATGGTAAATAGAAATAATGGTGGAAGTTCAACTACTTATACGGTTACAGCAGCTAACAAAAATTATCAAGGTGAGGATGGAAATTATATAGGTTTTATTTCATCAGCTTCAGTAGTTGCTAATGATGGCTTATGGAACTCAGCTTATATTTCATACTGGGGTACATCATCACTATCAGCAAAAACATTTTCAGGTTCATTACAAGAACTTAGATATTATGTTCCTCAATTAAGCCAAAGTGAATTTGCGGATTATGTAATGAATCCTTATTCAATTGATTCAAATGGTATTAATACAGCCCCTACAGAACTAGCATTTAGAGCAACCCTAGGAGGTGAATTATATACTTCATCAATTTCAGTACACCCTAAAATTACAGGTTCATGGGCTGCTACTCAATCATTTGATGGAAACATAAGTACATTTAAATTTTCACAAGATTTAACAGTATTTGTTCCAAATACAGAAATTATATATTTAAATCAATTTCCAGCAGGTATTAAAAATAGAGTGTCTAATAAAATTAGACAACAAAATGAAATATTACCTTATAGTGGAAGCAATGAAACTAATTTACCAACAAATCAAGTATTATCCCCATTTATTTCAATACAACAAAGTGTTGCTGTAAGTGGATCTTATACTCCAAATATTGATTATGTTGAGGTAGCATTTTCTCCTCAAAACGAAATTAATAATGATATTGCTGGTCAATTAGGTTATTTTAATATTGGTGAATATATTGGTGATCCAAGATTAGTATCTTCATCAGCAGAATCATATCCTGCTTTAGATGATATTAGAGATTATTATTTTGAAAAATATACAGGCAATTATAACATTTGGGATTATATAAGACTTATCAAATATTTTGATAACTCTTTATTTAAAATGATTGCAGATTGGACACCAGCTAGAACAGATTTAGCCTCAGGTATTGTAATTAAACAAACAACTTTAGAAAGAAATAAATACCCTGTTCCACAGTTAGATATTACTTCATCCATTGCTATGGTTGAAAGTGGTTCATATGAAACAGATGTTTTATTTAATTTAACAACTACAGAAATAGCCCCAGACAATAGTTTTGATTTATTAGTAACTCAATCATATAATTTAGGTACTACATTTTCAGGTAGTTTTAATAATGTTAGTGGTGATAATGGAAGTAATTGCTATATTTGGTATTACACACCAGATGCACTTGCTGGACCTCCTATAGTATTATTTGCTGAATCATTATATACAGCAGAAGAAATCCCATTTAATTTTACATATAACCCAATATTATCAGGAAGTAAAATAACATTTTATTGTGATTCAACAACTACATCAGTATTATTAAATGCTTATGTAACTGGAAGTTGGTTAGAAGCATCAAATGTTCCATACGAAGTTGAAGATTTATTAATTACAGGTTCATCTATCCAAATGGTAAACATTACAGGTAGTTCAGGTGGATCAATTGTAGATACAGAAATTTTAATATTCTCAACAGCTTCTTATACTTTAGGTCCTACTGATTTAATTATATTTAATTTAACATCTTCAGGAGCGGAACGTGTATCTTGTTATATTTCATCATCGGGTACTGCCCCAGCTATAACTATATCAAATCAAGGTACATCATCTTATACTACTTCAAGTGCTAATTTAAATTATACTTTAAATCAAACTTTTGATATAAGCACAGGATATTTAAAAATTCAAAATAATAGTGATTTTGCTACTATAAAATTATTTAATTTAGAAGTATATCAAGCACCATCATATTATCAAACAGTAGAAACTGTTTATGGATTAAATCAAGTACTAATTCCTAACGAATTTGATTTTAATGGCGAATTAGAAGGCTCAGAAATATTAGTTACTGATGGAGATTTAAATGGTGGTAATCCATTTTTAACATCCCCTACTCAAGAATATAGATATGATATTGTAATTTCTAGTTCCGATGCTACAGCTTTAAGTACTTGGTTAAGTGCACCAATAATTACTGGTGAATTACATGGTTTTTATTTAGTAGCAGATGAACCAGGATTACCATATGGATTAACATATGCTAAAATTAGTAAAACTTCTTTAAATAGTTTAGATGCAACTCCTACTCTTGAAGATTTGCAAAATTTTAGAATTGATATTTTAAGTCCAATAGGAATTTACGAAACTCATACAATAGTTGGTGTTCAAGAACAATCAACTTATTATATTTTTACTTTAATTATTGATTCTTCAACATATACTATTGGAACTTATTCTAATAGATTAGTAGTATTTTCTCCAGTTGATAGTGCTATATTTGTTAATTCAAATTATGATACATTAGTTAATAATGCTATTATAGATAGAGTAGATCCTGAATTTTATGATGTAGATTTTACAACAAATGCTATCACAGCTGTAAATAGAGTAAATATAATTAGTGCTTCAAGAGGAACAGGTAGTGCAACCCCTGCAGCAGTTCAAGCATCAAATTATACAACAGCTCGTATTATTAATCCAAGATATGTAGGAAGTAAAAATACATCCCCAGATTTTAACATTATTGATAACAGTCAATTACCTTCAGTTGAACAATTAACATCATATTTTATATATACTCCTGGTGGATCTGGTAATACATTAGCTGAAAGATCAGGTAGTGGTAATTATAAAGTAGGATTTTTAGTAGATGAATTAGGAAATGTAATTCAACCTGATCCTTCAAGTTCAAATTATTTCCCTAACTTTACAGATGCTTTTGGTGCTGATACAACAGTAGTTTTATCACCTAATAATAATCAAACAATTGACCAATCCGAATATACAGTATATAAACCAGGAGTAATTTCAAATATTATAATGTATTCTGATACTGGATCTTTAGGTAATGATTATTTAGTAAGTGGATCTTATCCAACAATTTTTTTCCATATAGATCCTAATATTAAATTTAATTATAGACTTACTACTCTTAAATCAGGAAGTGGAGCTGTTCAAACTATTCCTACTTTAACCTCAGCTACAGCAAGTTTTAATTTTATTACCCAAGACGCAGCTCAAGGTTGGAGTAGTAGTATTAATGCTTATCAACCACCATTTACATCTTTAATTAGAAATAGTATATCTGCTAGTTTAGCAATTACTGCTGCTGGTACAGGGGGTGTTACTATGAGTATAATGAACGGAAATACAGTATTAGTTACATCTTCCGCAGCAGGTCCTAATTCTACTATGAATTTAACAGCATCAACCCTTCAATATTTTAATACAAGTTCTTTATATTGGGTAAAAATAACTAATAATACTAATAGTAGTCTTACAGTTAATATAATTAACCTCCCTTCTACTATATCAGGTTTTCTTATTATCTCAGAAACTGGTTCAATTTCATCTAATACACCATATTGGTATACTTCATCTAATGCTCCACTTGTATTGTCATCATCTGCAGATATAGGAAAAGCTTATCAATATTATGCACAAGTACCAGCAACTGCAAGTGGAACTCCATTAACTTCAAGTGGATTTGATAATCCTCAACCTTTAAATATTTTACCTTATGATGAAATTAGATTTGAAGGAAATGAAGCAACAGTAGCTACTATTGTATCTAGTTCATTTGATAATTCTAACCCATCATCTCCTGTATTATATTTACATTTGCAAGCACCATTTGATTTTACTTCAGTAGATATACAATATTTTGCACTTAGAAGATGGGTTCCCTCAATAGATAATTTAATAATTAATACACCAGGTACAATAATGGGGTCAGGATTTATATTACCAAAATATCCATCTCCAACTCTTAAGGCAAACTTGCCATCAATAATTGAAAACCTAACAAATAAAAATTTAGTTTAACATATTTATAATAAAATACACAAAAAAATGGGATATTTAAATAACAGCGTAGTAACAGTAGACGCAATTTTAACTGATACAGGCCGTCAATTGCTAGCTCAAAACGATGGTCTATTTAGAATCACTCAATTTGCTTTAGCAGATGACGAAATCGATTATACTTTGTATAATCCAACACACCCTTCAGGTTCTGCTTATTATGGCCAGGCAATTGATAACATGCCTTTATTAGAGGCATTTCCTCAATCAACACAGGTAATGAAGTATAAACTTACAACTTTACCTCGTGGTACAGCTAAAATGCCAATCTTGGATTTAGGTTATACTTCGATTATAATCAAACAAGGTGCTGCATTAGCAATTACACCTCAAACATTAAATTACTTTGGTGGAAATACTTTTGAAGCTGCTGGTTATACAGCTACAATCTCTGATGTTAGATTATTCTCAACATTTGAAGGTGTAGGTGTTAATACTCCATCAGTAACAGCATTAAATGTAACTAACCAAACAACCACATTAGGTACTTCAGTATCTAGAACAGTTGTAGGTACTACAATTAATTTAAGAGCAACAACAGTAAACACATTATTTGGATCAAATACTATTTTACAAGCTACATTAACAGTAGTAGGTAGAGATTCAGGCGCTCGTTTAACAATTCCAGTAACAGTAACTAAAATATCATAAAAAATAGACTATGTCATTTAACAGATTAGACCCAAGTGATTTTGTAGTTAGCACAGATGCTATTTCATCTACATTATTCACAAATAATTCACCCTCATTAACATCAGTTTTTACTTCTTCTGTACAAGTAGCAAGTTCAGCTGGTAATTATTATGTTAATGTTTACAATGCTGCAACTACTCAATCAGTACAATTTGCAATTGCTTATGGTAACGAAGTAGGTAGTGGTAGTTTAGTATATAACACTGCAGTAGATGGTAAATCTCCAACTGGAACAATTTGGGGCCAATGGCAAGACTTAGTATTAGGTGATGAAAACACTAGATTTGTATTTGGTAATGTAACCTCATCTGAGTTTTTTGCTTTACCTATGGAAAGAGCAAGATACAAAGATTCATTATTCTTAGGTTCATTAACATTAAGTATATCAGGTAGTTCAGGATCTATTCAATTAACAGATAATAGTAACTACGTAACAGCAGTTGCATTCTGTGAAGCTGGTAGAGTATTCCAATTAATTACAGGTTCAGCAGGTATTAGAGCAACAATTAATCAACCAAGAAATACAGTAGATGGTTATTCAGCTAACTCAGGTTCATATGGTTGGTTATTACCAGATATTGGAACTATTTTATTAAATCCAATGGCTTTAGCTGATTTTGCAGTTAGTGGAGGTATTGGTTTAGCTTATAGTGGTTCATTTGCTTGGGGTAATAGAGTAGTAGTATCAACAGGCTCACAAACACCAGCTCAAAGTGCTAACGTTTCAATGCTTATTGCTATTAGTAGATCAATGGCTGCTGCAAACTTAGGAACTAATGGTGATTTTTATTTAAATGCTCAAGAATCAATTACTTCAGATTTTATATTTGTAAGACCTAGAAGTTCAGAATTTAACTATTCAGAAAACCCATCATTCATTTCGGGTTCAACAGGTGAAGTATTATATCCTTCATTTATTAACAACCCACAAACTTACATTACAACTGTAGGATTATATAACGATAACAACGAATTGTTAGCAGTAGCTAAACTTTCAAGACCATTGCCAAAAGATTTTACAAAAGAAGCTCTTATTAGAGTTAAGTTAGATTTCTAAAATGAATGAGTGCATACAAACAATTTTTAGCAGCAGATATTACAGTCGTTCCCTTCGAGGTAAATAAGGCATTTTCTTATAAGGGGATTGAATTTAATGCATCTGATGTTAGTATTAATAGGTTTTTAGGTAAAAATTTATCGGGTTCATTATTTAATCCTAATACAGATCCTACAACAGGTCAAACTTCTATTGAATATCAACGTTTGGTATATAGTTCTATACAAGAATTATATTACTCAAATTATTTGACTTCAAGTTATGGAGATCCAGTACCAACAGCAAGTTTAGTACCTGGTACTAATTCTGAAGGAGATAGACTTACAGGATATACCCAAGCAGATGGTAGATATTTTAACTATCTTCAAACTACATTAACATTTGAAAGAATATTTCCTACAGCTTCTAATGCAGAAGTTGGGGTTTTATCTATTCCTTCACGTTTATATGGTAATTATATTGTACCTAATTCATTTAGATGGAGTTGCCCAAGTGGTTCAGTTTATGATGATGGTGAAGGTAATTTAATATTTGGAGCCTCAGGAACCATTATAGGAAATATATTTTATGCTCATGGTATTGCTGTATTAACTAATGGTGCTATTGGAGGAGGAAGTGGTGAATATGGTAGTGGATTATACGGAATATCACCTTATGGTGGTGGTGGTATTAATTATTCAACAATTGAAAATTTTGTTACATCTTCAAATGTAACATGTTCTTTTTCATCTTCTCTTACTATTTATGAATCGCAATATAAATGTACTATTAGTGAGAATGAATTTAATTTTACTTTAAATCCTTCAGCAATTTCTAGTTCAATAGATGGAGCTGTTTATAATTTTATAACAGCATCATATTTTAATCCTTATGTAACAACAGTAGGATTATACGATGAAAATCAAAATTTATTAGCAATAGGAAAGTTATCACAACCATTACCAACTTCACCAACAACAGACACAACAATACTTATTAATATAGACAGATAAAATGGCAATCACATTATCAAAATCCAATATTGTTAACGGCAATACAATTCAAGCCGCTGATGTATCTCAAAGTATAGATGCATTTACAGGAACCATAGCTTATGATATTACACTTTCAGGTTCACTTCAATTAACAGGAAGTGTAAAATCAAGAAATGGATATACAGGTAGTTTACAAGGAACAGCTTCAATAGCAACTTCAGCATCTTATGCAACATCGTCAGGGAATGCTGCTACAGTAGATTCTAATCCTGGAAGAACTGATTCTACAGCTTATCCTGTTGTATGGACAAACAGAGCTCCCCAATCTCCAAACTATTCTTGTGAAGCTGTAACTATTCAATCAAGTACGGGTAAATTATCAGCAACATTATTTAGTGGATCAGGGTCAGGATTAACAGGAACAGCATCTGCTTTAAGTATTGGAGGTAATGCTGCAACTGCAACTTCAGCTTCTTATGCTACAACAGCATCATACGCTTTAAATGGTGGTGGAGGTGGAGCAGCATATCCTACATCAGCATATATTAACAATGCAACTTATGGTAGTACAGGAACAGCATATCTTATAAATTCTTCATCTGCTGGTATGTTATATATTGATACAGATAGTAATAATAACCCAGTTTATTTTAATTTTAGTGTCGGTGCTACTAATCAAGTAATAACATTTACTACTTATTGGGATCAAACAACATCAGTTATGGATCCAAATCTTATAGGTTGTACATCAGTAGGTAGAATTTATGGTTTAAATCAAAATACAATTGCCGGTGCCACTAGAACATTAGCAGATTTAGTTGCAGGTACAGTTCCAACAATTGGATATTTATGGTCATTTCAATTCCAATACACTACTGTTAACTCAGTATTAGGATGGTTTTTAATAAACGTATCAGTAGCATAATATTTAAAATTAAAACACAATGTGGTTATACAACAAACAAGTTATTGAAAAAATTGAAGATTTTCCTCAAGACGCTTTTGGGTTTATATACATTACTACTCACAAACCGAGCGGAGTATCGTATATTGGGAAGAAATCGCTATATCACAACGTAAAACGCAAGTTAACGAAAAAAGAATTAGCAGAGCAAACCGGCCGAGGCCGCAAACCAACAACCCAAGTAGTACAAAAAGAATCGGATTGGAAGACCTATTATGGCTCAGCCAAACCGATTCTTGAAATTATAAAAGATGGTAAACACGATGAGTTTACTCGCGAAATCCTACAAATAGTAAACAACAAAAAATTATTAACATACTACGAGTGTAAGTATCTATTTACATATGGTGTGTTAGAACACCCATTAGAATACTTTAATGACAACGTTTTAGGTAAATTCTATTCTAAAGACTTTATTTAAGCTTGGTAATACCAATTACTTTTTGTATATTAAGGTTATGCTTAATCAATCTCTAGTTGCACTGACTAATTCGGTGTTAGGTTCTGGTAAATCAACGGCAAGAGGTAACTATGCTTACCACTGTCCGCTGTGCAACCACCCTAAACCTAAACTAGAGATTAATTTCACTGAAAACGATAAGGGTGAAAACCCATGGCACTGTTGGGTTTGCGATAAAAAGGGTAAAAAACTATACCAATTATTTAAAGCAGTAGAAGCATCACCTGAAAAAATGGCTGAGCTTAAAGTTATTGTTAAGTATGTAGGTAATGAAAAAAATGTTGTAGTTGAAACTAAACTTGAACTACCTAAAGAATTTAAATTATTATCTAATATTCACCAATCAGATATTACTGGAAGACAAGCTATGGCTTATATTAAATCCAGAGGTATTACTGAAGAGGATATTATGAAATATGGTATTGGTTATTGTGAAAAAGGACGTTATGTTAATATGATTATTATACCTTCATATGATGCTAAAGGTAATTTAAATTATTTTACAGGCCGCTCATTCGAAAAACAACCATCAGTAAAATACAGGAACCCTCAAACATCAAGAGATATTATTCCATTTGAAATGTTTATCAATTGGGATTTACCTCTAATATTGTGTGAGGGTCCATTTGATGCTATTGCTATTAAACGAAATGTTGTACCACTTTTAGGTAAAAATATACAATCAAATTTAATGAAGAAGATCGTGATGTCTTCAGTTGAAAAAATATACATTGCTCTTGACCGTGATGCCCAAAAACAGGCGTTGAATTTCTGCGAACAGCTAATGAAGGAAGGTAAAGAAGTATATCTTGTAGACATGAAGGATAAGGATCCAAGCGAAATGGGGTTCGCCAACTTCACTAATCTAATCCAAGAAACATACCCCTTAACATTCTCGGGCTTGCTTGAGAAAAAACTATTTTTATGAGTACAATAAAACACTCTTACAATCGAATCCTAGAGATTTCGGATGACCACAAACAAATCACATTACCCGATTCTCGTTTCTACAGACGTAATAGTAACTATTATCCGTCTGTTACTTATGTTTTGCAATACTATCCAAAAGGTAAATTCTTTGAAGATTGGTTAAAAAAAGTAGGTTATTCGGCTGAATATATTGTTAAAAAAGCAGGTGAAGAAGGTACACAAGTACACGAAATGATTGAGCAATATTTGGAAGGTAAAGAAATGAACTTCCTTAACCAATTTGGTAGCCCTCAATACAGTCCTGATGTATGGCAAATGTTTTTACGTTTTGTTGATTTTTGGGAAACTTATAATCCTAAATTGATTGAAGCCGAAGTACATTTATTTTCAGATGAATTAAAAGTAGCAGGTACATGTGATATGTTATGTGAAATTGAAGGTAAACTATGGTTAATCGACTTTAAAACATCAAACCACGTTCAACCAACATACCAACTACAAACAGCAGTTTATGGTCAGTGTTATAAAGAATGCTTTGGTAAAGAGGTAGACAATTATGGTATTTTGTGGTTAAAATCAACTAAACGCAAAACTAATAAGGAAAAAATGCAAGGTAAAGGTTGGGAGATGGTATTACCTACTCGTACACACG